CGGCAAAGATGGAAGCAATCGCGGGACTGGTGTAGACAGCACCTATCCTGCAATTGCTAATCTGTGAAATTAAGAAATCGAGTTGGTCATCACTCAAATCGTATCTTGATTGCAACCCCCCGGCTTCCACTTGCCAAGGGGAGGCGTCGACAGCCCCTTTGTCAACGTTAAAATAATGTTTATCCAACAACTGTTGGTGTTGGGCAGTTTTAACCCTACCTCCTACTCTATCATATGTACAAAAACGCTGTCTAAGTGAATCCAGCAACACATTAGACGGCTCGGTTTTGAGTCCTTCAACAACCACACTCAAAAAATCGGACATTTTTTCCTGTTGTGTCAATTCCGCAAACTCACGGTTGGTTATACCCAACTGCAGTGCGGTCATGTCACCCTCAACAGTCCCTAAGCCTCGAAAGACTGTGCCCATGTTTAGACACATCCTATAACTCCGCTCACCAGTTGATGTATTCACACACATCATAGGTGACCGTTTCAGGAATTGTATCTTCTCAACACAGTCCACTTCCTCGTATGTCACCTTATGCCCGACTAATGCAGCTGCAAGTGGTACTGCCTCTTTAACAACCAAATCAAAAGAATCTAGAATGGTAAAGATTGCAGTGCCTATTGCAGTGCTGGCCACGTGATTTAACACGGTTGTCAAACATGTACCAGAACCTTCAAAACACGAATCCATGAATAATCTAATATTCTCTGCTTCATTACTTGGATTCACTATCTTAATGTTTTTGGTACACTGTTCAACTAAGCCATATGCGCGCTCTGGTTCTATCTGGTACAGCAATGAATAAACTGTAGCAAATATTGGGAAGCGATTGGACGAGTCACATGAACTAATGTCAATATTAGCCATGACACGATGATTCTTATAGTTACCCAATAAACATGAATCATCAGAAAATATCACAAAATATAAGTGGTCCCTAGTGTCAATATTATGCAAGACATCAATAAATATATCATTCAGCTCATTGGTGCGTAACTTACTACACACTATGATTGACATACTTATTTTGTTGCCCTCTAAGTAATATGTTCCATGTATACATAACTTGAGAATCTCGGGTAATTCTGGTGCATACAAAGCACCTTTGCCATAACTAACAAAAAAGCGAGCTGCTTTTCCTGGTTTAGCAAACTCTCTTTTTAAATGTCCTGTCAACTCTTCCACAAGACAATCACTGTTAGCATGGACTTCTATACCATCGAACCACCGAGACCTCAGTTTACGCTTGATATGGACTATCTCCTTAGCCGCAAACTGCCTTGACCACATTGGGTCTAAATGCAAATAATATTGTTCCACTATTTTGTGATAAGCCCAATTTGTATGAGTGACAAATTCATCCACACAAAATTGTAGTACACCAGGTTTAACACGGTTAACCATCTGGTCAAATATGAAGTTTAGGTTGGCACGCACTTTAACATGAACTTCTGGTAACTCAAACAAAACATCACCTTGTGATTGTCTACTGACACACATATCGACCAACGTCGTGTAATGTTTCATAAGAGATGCCTCACTGATATTACAACGATGGCTGTGGATCTTATTACCTACCACAATCCACTGCTGGTCATAATCATCAAACTCTGTTTTGACTCTCACAAGCTTCCAGAATTTCAATTGGTCTGCAGCTTCAACATATAGCAACTTAGCATTACTATATTGAAAAGCCATATACATATCATTATGGTCATTACAACCAATTAACCTTTTCATGGCAGACATGCAGTTAAAACCATTGATTCTGTACTCTACGAACTTGCTTGTAGTGTTTCCAACAAAGCGAAGCATACATGTTAAGTATGTTTTTTGTACCTCTAACCCTGGAGTTTCGAAACGGACATAAGAACACCCTTGATTCACGGCCGCAAACCTATATATACCGCGACTAACTGGTAATATATAGATGTCTTCTCTTACAGGCCAATCCATCTTGATGTTCGCATCAGTTCCATACTCTCTCCAAAAACCAGTGTGTTGGATGGTCTCCCCTAAGCTGGTGTACAAGTTTGTTTCACTGGCAAGTAATTGATCGAGAGAGTGACTAAGTCTCTCAACATTAACCGCCTGGCTTAACAAATATGCTGCAATAGTATTATTAGCAATGGTTATGTCTAATTCACCAAATTGCTTATTAGTAATAGCTAAAGCTGCAGTGCGAACATAACCTAGTTCTTTGTTCGCGCCACACATCAACTTTTTAAGGCAAGACTCTAAAGGTAAAAACACTTCACGTTTTGTGTCAACCCTGATAGACTCAGCGTAACACTCACGTAAACACATAGCACCACTTGCTATATGGTCTCCACCTTTACCATCCTCCACTTCAACCCAACCATGCCCACTCCCAACAACATTGTGTATCAACTCGCCTTCAATGACATGTGGTATTATTCTACCAGCTGAAGTCACCATTGTGTGAACCTGATTGCGGTACACTTTACGGCATATGTCATAACCATCATAACCATAATCGAAGTTCTGTTGCAAAACAACATACTTGACCTTCTTAGGTTCTTTTTTGGCATCGACCTGAGTTGTAACAACTTGTATGTTGTCAACATGCTTGAATTTACAGGTATTCCCATGCTTACACTGGCCCACCTTGTGGAACTTACACTCCACAGGTGGTTTGCCTGTCGAAACAGGGGGTTTTTTCTTCGCTAAAGGGGCATCTTTTTTCTTCCCTTGTTGCGAATCGACGTCATCAGAGGCAGTCCATTCTCCATTTGGACCATTTAGTTGGCTCACGCGTATTCCCCTATTTACCTCAACCCATGTACCGTCTTCCCGAACACAGTACAAAAGACCGGGTGCTGTCATATCATCATATTCGTCATCAGACAAAAAATAATGATTGCAGAATTGCACACACCCATTTTCTATGGGTAGCCTCTTAACCAAAACAGAGACTCTATAGACCTCATCACAGAACGCACATGGTAACGAACCACTATCGTCCCTTAGCGTTGCAAATTGATCATAACTGTGTGTATCTTCACATTCTTGACAAATAGGAAAAAGCTCTAGAGCTAAACCCCCCTGTTGGATCTCAAACATTTGACCATCATACCAAGTGTGGTGTACAACCCCATGTACTTCAACTCCTGATATTTCGATGCAAACCCCTTCATCACCACTTTGTGAAACTGAGGTTTGTGTGACTATATCACTGCTAACATCGTCTGAATTGGTCGCCTCGCCATGAGACCCATTTAATTGGATAGTGTGAAACGTCCTTCCTCTGCCACTCCGGAAACTCTTGGCAAAAGACACACTATCGGTAGACACCTTCTTGGGTGGTTGCTGTGGGCCAATGCCCTTTGAATGTTGTTTCTTGGGTTTATGAAAGGGCCTACCAACCCCTTCACTATACAACATGTTTACAAAAGCCTCATCATTCTTCTTTTGTAGAAGTAGATTTTTCGCTTGCGTCAACTCTATACCACTTGGCAACTCAAGTTTAATAAATAGCAAGGCTAGCTTTTCTGAGGTCACAACACTTGGGAAATTACTATATGCTAGTCCACTGGCCATTTTCATTTGCCTAGAGACACTGTCTATATCTCTATTCAAATTAGTTTTTTCAACGTCTGTCCTTTTGACTTTCTTAAAATAATTCCTTTGTGTAATGATTTCCTGCGAGAACCAGAGCCTGTAAACTAGTCTCTGAACCCCTGGAGGTATCTGCCGGATCTGTCTGATACCTTCCAATTCCCACAACTGATCGGAAACACTTTTGGGCACAACTGTACCTCTAGAACCCAAATATGGAGCATGAGCTTTACCTACCTTAGGTTTTACCTCCATTTTAATTATTGACTCATTTCCTCTGGCTTGCAAAAGGCTAACCTGTTTGACATGTTTAACCTTGTCTACCCGAGTTGAGTAAACTGCTTGATCGCTCTTCATAAAAGGCAACGAAGTTTCGTTCCATTGTTTAGTAACTGTGTGCTTTGGCATTGTGTGTTTCTTCTAGATTTTAGGGTGTTTTCCTGGGGGGAAAACTGCTGTTATTACAGCTTCATACTAATACGATACAGTGCGTAAAACTGCAAAGGCTACTCCTAGCTGTGTCTGTGGTGCTAACCACGTCGAACGTTCCAAATTAAACCATTTTTAGACCTGCTGACAACCCTTCAGAAAGGATTGATGCAAACGCATCTATTGCCACCTTATGGCCCATGTCAATCATCTCACGCTTGGCTTCTTGCATAGAAGCTTTAGCATAAGAACGCATTGAACCCCCGTTATTCGAGGCTTGCTTCGTCTGCGCACTTGATGCAGCAGACTGAACCAACATAGTGCCTTCTGCATCTGCAGAATTAGGTGTTGCAAAAGTCTGGGTAACCTTACCTATGTACTCTACATGAACAATGTATTCACACAAATAAGAAGTACCTGATGTACCATTGAACACCACGGCAGCTACAGGTGCACCATACGCATCATTAACCAATGTACCTACACCATCAGAGTATGGGTATAAGTACGCAAGGGTAGCTGTGGTAGGGTCTGTAGTTGTTGTAGCTTCAGGAAAAGCTTGTTCAAGAGCGTTAGTCGCAAAGATTGACATAGATCCACCCAGAGAATGATTAGCATTTGGTTGCCCTATCACCGCTTGGTTAAGGGCCATGAGTGTATTGCTGGTCTGATTCTCGACGGTTTGGTGGCTTGGATCTACATACGAAACAAAAGAACCGCCTCTGTCTACCTCCTTTCCTGTGTACCTCCACTTCAAACCACACCCAACTATTCTAGCCTCAGCATTACTTCTCTGGCCTGGAAGCTCTGGATTAACCAGGTTTGCAGACGTATATGGTAATGTGCTGGCAGAAATGTTAGAGACCTGTACACCGTTGGTGACCAAGTTTGTGCTAGTGGTTCCGGCATACGCTGTAGTTGCAGTGTACCAAATAGTAGGTACATCATTAGCAACGCACGGGGAAATCATAGCAAAACCAGAGCCACCTGTACCAATAGTAACGGTAAACACGATCTTTGCATGTGCTTTTTGAGTCGGTCGGAAGTTATATGCTGGCACACATGCGCCAACTGCCGCCTCACACCATGGATCAAATAGCACAGCAGCATATTTTGCTGCACATGCTGAAATCAATGCTTGTTGGGGCATTACATACTTCTTACTACGCTTCATTTGTTTCTTCTTTTTTGACTTTTTCTGAACTTTAGGGTCCCTCTTTATAGGGAACTTATCGCTTACAACTTTCTTGTTTTTTGGCATTTTTAATAATTTGGAGTACCCACAAAAGTGAGTTGGTGTGTCCACACCTTTTGGTCAGGAGACCAGCCCCTCCTACGCTGGAATCTGTCGCTAACTTCATAGCGCCCAATTTGCACCCTCTCCATAAAAACAAGGGTGGAAAATCACTCGA